ACTGTACGCTCAGGCTAATGCTGCTAAATTACTTACTTCACAATTGCAGGCATTGATTGCTGCTCAGACTGGTGCTGCTACTGGTAGCGTTGCAACTTCAGGTAGACCAGGCCCAGGAGGAGTTCCGATTAAAACTGCACCGATTCCACCTGGCGGCGCTAAGCCGGGTGCTTTAATTTCACAGGCAGCATATACTGCGCTGTTGGCTAATCCGCAGAGGGCGCATGTTGGTGGACTTAGGGAGTTAACGCCAGAAGAACTTAAATCTTTGACACCTGGCCCACGCAATACTGCCGCAGCCGCGCTAATCGCTCAGGCAAGGGCTGGAAAAGAGACTCTACTTGGAAAGTCGGATAGAACTTTAATACAGCCACACAGAGTAAATACTGCTACTGCATCGGGTATGCCTGCTGCACAGTGGGCGGCAATGATGAGGGCGCAGCCTTATGCTTATACTACAGCAAACCTAATGGAAACTGTTGCTGGAAATCTTGGTATTGGTACTACTGGTACTACTGCTGCCAAGCGTGCAGAGAGAGCGGCGTGGGCGGCAGGCCCACAGGGTCAGAAGTTGCAAAGAATCGTTATGGATTCGGCAATCGGTCATATGGAGTCTTTGGGTACGGCGGTCGTACAAGATATTGGAAAGAACGGTGCTCTTTCTATTGAAAAGGAATTTAATACTGCTACTGAAAAGGCAGTGATGGCATCTGACCTTCCTGATTCTGTAAAGCAGGCTTATTTAAAGACTGGACAGATAGGGTGGGTTCAAAGTAGCACCTCTACTGGAAAGCCTTCACGAGTTGGTAGTCCACAAGGATCGGTATCGTTTGAGCAATTGAGTAAAAGCAAGGGGGCGATCAGTGGTGTACCTGAGCAAATCAAAGCATATGATTCATCACGTGTACTGCCTAGTGGTCAGGCCGGTAAGGTTCCAGTAGTTGCTTTAGATTCAAATGGTAAAGCAACTGCTGTAGTAGCGCCTTCTGCAAGCAAACTTGGGCAGGCGGCAACACAAGTTGCTAAAGTTCCGATTCAAAAGCCATCTGGTTTGTCACCAGCCGCGAAAGCAATGCCGTTTGGTATGTCTGATGCTGGCAAAGCATATCGCTTTGCTGGTGGATTAAAGCCACTGGCTATTGCCCAACCGACTAAACCAACATTTGGTCAACGTTATCAAACCAATTTAGCAAACCAAGCAGGACGTACACGTGGAATGGGTCTAATGGGTGTTGGTATGCTTGCGTCTACTGCGCTCATGGGTATGCAAATGGCTGGTAAAGAAGTTCCAGCCGCAGCGGAGTTTGCTGCTAATGGGCTTATGGGTGTCGGTATGGCAACGCAATTCTTCCCAGGAGTAGCCGCTAAAGTGGTGGCCGGATTAAGTACGGTAGCGGCTTCATTAGGCCCAGCAGGAATTGCAATAGGTGCCGTCGCCGCCGCAGCATTTGTAACTGTTAAGGGCTGGCAGATGTTCAATGAAAAGACTCGCCAGCAGGGGATTGATCTTGGTAATGCGCTTAATAACACAACAGATTATGTTGATGAAGTTGGAACAGCCTTTGGAAAGACAAGTTATATTCAGCAACAAGTAGCAAAAGAATCTAAGGTAAGCACAGAACAGTTAACAACGGCACAGCAGTTCTTGCAATCAGATGTTGGTAAGAAGTTGTTGGCAGACTACACTAAGACAACTATGGACGTTGGGCAGAATGTAGCCGGTACCTCTTTAGCATCTAAGTTGGCTAGTTATGTTATTCAGGGTGTAATGGGAACGGCAGATGTACGGTCATTCCTTGCTGCCCTTAAGATTGAAAACCCAGCACAAGGAGCACAGATTGAGCGCTACACAGAAGGTTTAATGGGGGCTAAACTAAAGAAATCTCCTGCTGACTTGGCTAACGATGTGTATCAGCGCCAAGCCCAAAATGCACAGACTACTATTGATATGCTCAAGGCTCAGCAAGCGCAGCAGGCTTCTGCTACAAAACGTCCACAGGATAGGTCGGTATGGCAGCAGATTGGTATGGGGGCGCAAAGCGCTGGCGGCCCAGCAGGGGTTGGCACTGTTGCTGGCGGTCTAGTTCAGGGTACTCAAATGAGAGAATCTGCTAATAGAGTGGGTGGATTAGTAGCATCAGCCTGGAACAATCAGATTCAAAGTGGTTTGCAAAATAGACTTGCACTAGAGGCTCAACTTAATGCGCTTATTGATGAAAGAAGTACATTGCAGGATAAATCTAAGGAAGCGCCATTAGGAGATGCCGACGCAAAGCGTCTTGAGTATTTGAATAAAACAATTCCTCAAACACGCGAAGGTATAGGTGAACTGGGAGACAGTCTTGATTCAACTAGCCAAAGTATGCAGACAATGTTTGATGCCGCTAATCCAGAGCAACAGGGAGCCGTTCTTGAATCATTGACAAAGATGCTACAAGACTCTGGCGATGCATCAAAGATCATTATGTCTGATATGATCCGTAATTCACAACTTGCACAGAATACGCAATTTGATCTCTTAAGTAAGTTACAAAACGGAGCGCTCAATCCACTTGGTATGCAGAACATGATGACTAATAGGAACGCACGCGGCCCATTGGCGGGCATTCTAGGAATGACGCAGCAACTACCAGTAGATAAACTGCAAGCGTTTACAACTGAGATTGGTAAGATGACCGGCCCACAGGCTCAAACTGCTCTTAAAAACTTTGGAACTAGATTTGTTAATGCTGCTAAAGCCGCTGATCTGAGCGGTAGAGAAGCAAGATTGGCCGCAAAAGAATTGGGGGCTACTGATAAGCAGGCTAGCAGAGTTCAAAAGAAAGTTACTGTTAAGGTTGAAACTAAAAAAGATAGCAAAGGCGATCCTACTAAAGACTATAAGGATAAAAAAGTTACTGTTAGTGCAAGCACAGATGCAGCGCGTCAACGTATTAAGAACTTGGAAAAAGAAGCGGAAAGGTTGACTGGGAAAAAGATTAAAATTGATGCTCAGGACAACGCTCGCACTGTTATTAAGCACCTTAAAGACCTTATTCAAAAATCAAGAGAAGCAGACGGGCAGGACGTTAATGTAGATACGTCAACTAATGCTCCCGACACTGAGGGCGAAGTGCAATCTCTTGGAGATACAATTGCTACAATTGCTGGTGCGGGCGTTAATGTACCAGTAGATGCAACAGACAATGCCACACCTAAAGCAGAGGGAGCCTTTAATGCGCTTACTGATGTTGGAAACCTTAATCCTACACCAAGTATTAATGTGAATAGCAACGCGGCTGCCGTCGCCGCTTCAACAACTGCCTCTTTGGCTGCTATTCCAGATGAAGAGGTTGTTATTCGTGTTCGTAAAGAAGGCCCGGTTGCCACTGGTGGTTTGTGGACTGGCGTAGCCGCAATGGCTTATGGTGGAGTTCATAAAGGCCCAGGTAGGGTAACTGGCCCAGGCGGGCCGACAGATGATAAAGTTAATGCTAGATTGTCTGATGGAGAGTTTGTAGTCCGTGCAAGTTCTGTTAATAAGTATGGATATGCATTTTTAAGCGCTATCAATGAAGGACGTTATGAAAAACAGGCGTTTGCCTCTGGTACACCAGGCACTCCATTTACAAAGTCCAAGACTAAGACTCCGCTACCACCAAAAGAAAGTGATGCGAAAGGTCGTCAAGCAGATTTCAACAATGAGTGGCGAAACCTTATGTATGAAACTGAGAACTTCTTAAGGCTCTTTAAGAATTTCGGAAAGATCATTAAGCATGGTTATGCAGTTCTTGCTCCTGAGTTTCAAAAGTTGGACGTTGAGTTTGCTCAGTATTTAATGGACAATTATAGTCCTCGCCAAATTGCACGAATGTTCAAAGGCAAGAAGGATGCTAAGGCTAAGAGAATTGCCAAGAAGTTCCAAGCGGAAAAGCGTCTTGAAGATAAGATGACAATGCGTGAAGAAGTTCAAACTGCAAAAGATGATGCCGCTGCCCTAAAGCGAAAGCAAGAGTTGATGAGTTCACCAGGGTTGTACAATAACGCACGCTATGGAGCGGGCAATGAAAATTATGTCAATGCAGTTGAAGGTATGTCTACTGAGCAACTTCAAATGCTTGATAAGATGAAGCCTAAAAAGCAACAGGCATATCTAGAAAATCTTATGGCGCAACAGCGTATTCAAAAAGAACTTGATAAGGCTCGTGAAGAAAAGGAAAAGCGTGAACAGGACGAAGAGCAGAAGAAAGAAACTGTCAAAACTTTAGGACAACCTTTAGCAGATTTAGCAAGTCTTTCACAACTCTCTCAAATAACTCAGAAGTCTCAAGGACAGATCGCTCGCCTTGCTCAAACACTTGGTATTAGTTTAGAAGATGCTGCAAAACTTAGTGCTGGTGAATTGGCAAACTTAAGTGAAGCATCTGCCATTGCTGCTGAAAAGTTAGAACTGTTGGCTATGACAGATGTAGAGCGTTCTAATGAACTATCAAGTGCCTATCAGGATTGGATTTCACAAGTTCAGAATGTTAAGGCTGCCAATGCAGATAAACGAATTTATGAAAAGTATGGTAAAACATCAAGTCAACTTGATGCTAAAAATGCTGTACGTTCAGCAAACATCAGTATGGCGCAGGCAGATATTGATGATATCAATGAGAAGTACGAGAAGCAATTGGAGACATTTGATAAGATTGCTGAACAGCAACAGGCCATTGCCAACCTAGAAAGGGGTAGGTTATCTGTAGCCAGCGCTCTGTCGTCAGGAGACATTGCCGCTGCCGCTGCGGCAGCCCAGCAGCAGCGTACCGATATGGCAGCGTTTGGTCAGAGTCAGATGCGTAACCAATTAGAAAATCAGCAAAAAGCACGAACAATACAACTAGAAGAGTATATTTCTAAGTTACAAAAAGAACAACGTGATATTGAAAATCAAATGGCTCTGATCAGAGCAGAAGAAGCGCTTGCTGCCGCAGATATCACAGCACAAACTGAAATTGATAATATTAATTTGCTTACAAGCGTTGGCTATTGGAATCAAATACAAGCGGCTTCAGCACAGCATTTGAAAAACATTCAAGATGCTATAGCGCTAGCAGGACAAGTTACACCACCACCGTCAGGTGGCGGTGGCACTGGCGGTGGCACTGGCGGCGGCACTGGCGGCGGCACTGGCGGCGGCGGTCTAGGCCCACCGGGTCTAGTTGGAGGTGGAGGTGGATTCGGTCAAACGTTACCACCACCAGGGTTTGAGAAATTCGAACAGCACTTTGATAAAATCTCTAATGCAGATAAAGACTTTGTAAAGTCTGCTGTATTTAAGAATAAGCCGAAGGGCAATGGAGTTTGGGCTGATCTGTGGGCTAAAATTGGTCAAGGTAAGCGTGAAAAAATAGTTGACTTTATGAATAGTGGTAACAATCTAACATCTGACGAGCGCGCCAAGATACGCGCAATGAACTTGCGTACTGGTGGTTTAATCCCCGGCTTTGGCAATAATGATTCTGTACCAGCGATGCTAACCCCAGGAGAGTTTGTTGTTCGTAAGGCTGCCGTTGCAAAGTTCGGTCCTGTGCTACAGGCAATGAATGCAGGAATAGTAGGCTCTAGCCCAACAGGCGGCGGTAGTGTTAATATCGACAACATCATTTTCAATATCAATGGTGCTAACCTCAACGAACATGATGTAGCAGATATCGCAGTACGTAAGATGCGTAGTCTCGATGCTGCTACAATTAGGGGAGGTAGGTTTTAATGGCAACTGAAGCATATTTTGTTGGTAGAAAGGTATATCAACGTCCACAGGCGTTGTGTTTTGCTGACAACCCCGGTACACTTGTAAACGATAAGTATGTTCCTGATGGTAGTGAGTTTTCAAACTTCATTATTCTGTCTGATCATAATAGAGGGCAGTTAAGCATGGGTATTGACAGAATCGAAACACGGAAGCGTACTATCAATGGACGAATGCGTTCGTACTGGATTGCTGATAAGTTAACTATTTCTACTCAATGGCAAGACCTACCCAGCCGTGGATGGGCTACTGGCAATCCCATCGATGGTGCGACTGGAAAAGTTAATTTTGAAGCACTTCCTAAAGGTTATCGTGATCAGTTCACAGCAGACGGCGGTGCAGGCGGTAATGAGTTATTAGAATGGTATCGTGGTCACAAAGGATCATTCTGGGTGTATTTAGCATATGATAGATACCCCAGTGTAGGTGCGTATGATAAACTTGGTGAGTACAATGAAGTCATTGAAATGTTCTTGGCAGAGTTCTCATATGATGTTGTCAAGCGCGGCGGTACCAATATGGACTTATGGAATGTTGATCTTAAACTTGAGGAAGCCTAATGTGGACTAATGCCTCTCTCAAGGAACATCTCGATACCTCATCGGTTGTGCGCTCTGCAAGCGCGGTACACGTGGAGTGGAATCTAAACGATCCTGAGAATATCGATAAGATAGGTAACTACCGTCACCGTCCCACATCGAACGGTATATCGAAAACACCAGTGATTACATATGATCCGAATGATTCTTTAGGAGAATACACAGGTGCTACGTTAGCGGATACTATCATTGAGGGGGAGTTGGATGACAATAATGATCCTGAATTGTACATTACCCCAGATGAAAAGTTTCAAACACTGTTCTCATTAGATGACTGCTTCCAACCTAACAGACCACGAAGCGGTATCAATAAACTTCTGATGATAGAAGGACGCAGATGGATTCCTGCTAATAACTATGCTGATGGTCAGCCACGGTACTACGCCGCAAGCAAGCAAGACCCTTTTAAGTACTGGACTTCATATAGGTTAATCTCTCCTAAAGATGAGCCTAACGCTCAGAACAGATACCCCGGTGGATTCCCCGATACGATGCCGGTGGGTATCTCAAAAAATAATGGCAATGACATTTTCTATATTGAAGATGCTTGTCCATTTGTGGTGTACAAGAATGTAGTTTATGCCAACAGGATTACTATTAAAATGCAGACGCATGCTTCTGATGTAGAGGGCAATCATGTAATAGTCAATGGAACCGACATTGGCGACCCCACATTCGGATGGTGGAATCAGCAGACTCCTACACACTGGACGGTACAGGTATTGAAGAATGGCATTTGGTCAGACGCTTATACTGCTACCGCAGCCACAACAAAAGAAGATGGCTCTTCAATCATCGGCCCAGACGGCCATGTGGAATTAGCATATGGACTACGAATTCCGAGCGGGTACAATTATATAGATAAGGTATCTTCTCAATCACAACTGCCAGAGAATCCTTATACGTATGATGCTTATCTTGTAGCCTCTGATCAATCACCGGGCTTTTTGTATACATACAACGGATCATGGAACATCGAACCTGCAATTTATGACTGGCACTTGGTAGAGTCTGATTACTATGCGCCATTGCCTATAGACGACATTGCCAATATGGAAACTTATTATAACGGAATGGCAACTCGATACCGTGATCTTGATGATATTCAGGGCATTCGTCTTATTGTCAAAGAGATGAATCTAGTTGACTCTACTTTTGATCTTATTGAACTGTCACCGCGAATGGTAGTCGATGTGACCGATATGGTGGAGTCGTATTCTATTAAGTCACCCGCTGCGTCTATGGATGCTACAGACCTTCCTGTGGGATACCTCCTGCCTGGAACGGGCTCTATTACTTTAGTTGATAACGAAAGTCTCTTTAATGATCCTAACAGTATCTTCAGCGCTCTTGCTGATATGAACATGAAGTTTGTGTTTTATGAGGGGGCAGATGATGTAGATGGAATAATCTATCACATTCCATTAAAGACAATGTACAATGAAGCAGTTCCACCCAATATGGATGAGCCGCCAACAATTAAGTTTGAATTGCGTGATGCCTTCTGGATGCTTGAGAAGATGAAGGCACCCTCACTGTTTATGGAAAATGTATCACTGTCAGTTGCGATAGCAACGCTGCTTGATTACATTGGCTTTTCTAATTATGATTTTAAGAGAATGGACAAAGAAGAAGTTATCATTCCTTACTTCTATACAAGCAATGAAAAGACAGTAGCCGAAGTGCTGCAAGACCTGGCACGCTCAACACAGTCTGCAATGTTCTTTGATGAGTACAACAATTTCATTGTCATGTATAAAGACTATCTTATGTCTACTCAAAGATCAGTAGATGCTGTGCTGAGTGGTAATTCAACAACTCCGCACATTATTAGCGTTGCGTCAGCAGAGAAGAAGCGTTATAACGATGGCAAGATTGATTACAATGAACGTTACATTCAACGATCAATTGCCTCGCTACAGCAAGCGAGTTTTATCAATGAGGATCAATTACTGATCTACAAGCCGGTATTGTTATGGGAAGCAAGCGGTTCTGAGTTAGTGCGGGCTAACAATGAAATGGGACAGAATCAAAGTGCGTTCTCGTTAGGAGCGTGTGTACTTAATACAAGTCTTTCAAATACACTTCCGTATGTGCAGAATGGACAGGTGAAGAACAATATCATTGATCTTGGAGAGTCTGTTTATTGGCTACCGAGATATGACGGGTACTTCTACGCCAATGGTGAGATCATTAAGTTCGATGCTGTTGAGTATGCAATCACAGGTCAGGGTAATGTGTGGATCAGTAATAACGCTGAGTATCAGAAGTACTTTGCAGATGTACCGTTCTATGGAAAGATATACCCAACAGGACGCATTCGTATTTATACTGAAGCCGAGTATGCAAGAAATCAAGATGGAACCTTACGCATTATTGGAATAAAGAGACACGGGCGTAGTCAGTTTCAGACACCAATTGCCTCTCACCCGGCGGGGTTGAGTGATTCGTGGACGAGCACTTCTACTAGAAAAGTAATTGAACAGGACTCAGACTATTTGTTCCAAGAAAAAGACCTTCCTGACACTGTATATTATGCAAGCAGTGGTAATGGTAAAACTCAGTTAAACGGCGGTACGCGAGTCAACGGTATCATCAAGAATCACTTTAGAAATGTTCAATACACTGAAACTGAAGTGGGTGGATTCAAAACTGCTAGGGCTGGAACTGTGCAGTCATCGGCCATGGTACTGCAAGGCGTTAAAGATACTACTTCTGACATTAACAATCTCTTTGTTGTTCATAAGACCCTGGAAGCGCCGTTCCAGCATTACGGTACACGCATGAGAATCGTTGGTGAAGTCAAGCCGATTGGTGAAGTCACACAGACGGCTACTGGTGAATCAACATATTATAGTGATGCTGCTGGAATTGGTAACGTTCTGACGGGCGGTAGTGGTGGAATAGTCTCAAACTTTAACTCTTCTAATAATACAGGATACTTCTTTGAAATCATTGCTTTAAGCAATACTACCATTGCTGATGGAACATCAAATGATGATGCACACAATGTCATCTTCTATAAGAACATGGCTTCGTCAGCCAGTTCTTCTACAAGCAAGTCGATACCCGTCAAGATGTGGGGTGGCCGCAGCAATATCGTTGTTGACTCTGGTGAGTTTGTAGGCCAATCCAGACAGGCAACAGAAGATTTCCCAAGTGTTTATGATTTGGCAATTGAGTCAAAACAGATTGGTACGGGTAGGCGATTCTTCTTGTATATCAATGGCAAACAGGTTGGTGTGGTGGACGATCCGAGCCCATTGCCTTTAAGCAATACCTTCGGGGTATTCAGCCGTGGTACGTCGAAGTTAATGTTTGAAAACGTCTATGCTTTAAGAGATACAACGTCCACTTCTACTCTTATTGCAGAGTCATTACCCTCTGCATTCGGGGATACGGAAGTCAATACCTTTGAGGCAATGAACAAGTATGCAATCAATGGAATGATTCGTAACTCATATTTAGATAGAATAAATACAGATACGCAACCATCTACACAAATGTACTTTGATGAGTTTGGTACAATTATGCGTGAGTGTGCATACTTTAATATTAAATTTGATAAAGCATACCCTGCCTTAAAAGCAAAGATTTCTCCAACATTCAATAAGATGCAGACGTACTTTGTGTCAGGATTCTCACATCATGCTTATGGTGCAGAGTTCTTAGTATTCAATGCCACTGACAAAGCACTAAACCTAGATGAAACTACTGGAAATTATCTAAGAATTCAGGGAGTGGCGTTCACACAGACGAATCAACGGTCATTGACTATTGATGAGTTGTATAATGAAATCAGTAGCGCCAGTGATTCGTATACTTCTGAGATGGGGGTGGCAACAGACCCTCTTCTAGAGAAGGAGCGCTTTAGGGACATTCGTATTGACCGTCGCCGCCGGGGTAGAAACGAATTCACATTAACAACTGAGTATGTTCAGCGACAAGATGATGCTAAAGCACTCATGAAATGGCTGGCTGAAGAGTTGACGAGGCCACGGCTACTTGTGGGATTAGAATTGTTCCCCTACCCAATCCTTCAATTAGGAGACATTGTTACGCTAGACTATACAGATACCAACAATGTAGACTTCGCTTCTGATAGACGCTTTGTAGTGTATAATATAGAGTATGAAAGGAATGGAGAGGGCTTGTCTCATAAAGCCTATCTGTGTGAAGTGTAATGGCTACTGGCATCGTTAGTACAACTACAGGACCGTTGTATACAACAAATCCTGTTAATCCTTATCCAATATCTACTGCTCCATGGCAAGAACAAGTTAATCCAAGTGTAGCGGTAGCCGCAGACCCAGACTTGGTTATTGATCAATATGCTACTGATGATATTGATATCATGGCAGACCTTATTCTGCAAGATATTGGTGGAGTTGAGTTGTCTAAAATACTAAGATACGATTCGCTTGACGGAATCAATCAAATCTATTCACCAATGGCAGCGACAAGCAGAGTTAGACCTTACCATTCTAATAATCTAATGGGTCAAGAGTTCTCTAGGCTTGTGGCAGACGGCTCCAATCCACTCAACGTTTCGCGGTATATTGAAGGCGAGACTTCACGTGGTATTGCATTGGAAAATGAACCTACAGAATATGATGTAGAAATTCAAGTAGCATTGGCAGCAGACTGGGTGCCTTTCTCAGCAAGCATAGAGACAGTTGAGGTTACATGATTACAGATGCAGGCAAGAGGATCATTGCAAAGAAACTCAGTGGTATATCCGATTCATGTTTTGATTATTTATCGTTAGGTATCGGTGCTAGACCTCCTAGTCCCAAGAATAGTTCAGCCGAGTTAATCGGATTGCATCAGTCACAGCCGTTAATGGCAATGAATCATGAAGTGATAAGGGTGCCAGTAATCTCAGCATTACCGATGGCCGATGGAACAATCAAGTGTGCGGCTGAAATACCCTCAGGCTTCGCAGCGGAGTTTACTGAGGTAGGGTTATGGACACATAGAGAAAGTGCTGGAAGTCAAAGATCAGGTTCTCAACAGATATGTACGTTCCAGCCTACGGAGCGCTGGTTTTATAGTGATAATTCTGAACTGTCAATTATTACAACGGTAAGCGGTAATACAGACTTTCAGTTACATAATGCCGAAGCGGCAACGCGCAAAGCGATGTATAGCCCACAGTCTGATAGTTTATGGAATGCAATTCCATCAAGAAGGGTTCGTAAAGAGGGCTTCAGACTAGGCAAGCATGGCATTCTCATGCGGGGGGATACAAGCAGCATCAGTGGTGCCTCTCCTAGCGTATGGACGACAACCAATAGTTACATACAAATGCCTGTCGGTGGGTATACATTTGATAATGCTGCAAGTGCTGATGAGTTAGCAATTACTTATTTTGTTAGTGTAAATAGCGCACTGTCGTCAACGGCACCTAGTTACATTAGGCTGTCTGTACAGTTCATTACTAGTACTGGTGCAAAGGCGGTATGGAATATTAATAGAACTACTGCAACGACAGTTACCACAACAATTAATTCCGCAGACAGCCGTAGTCTTAGTAGTATTAGTGCTGGTGCAACCGTTTTACGCAAACATGACATTCTGACTTCAGGTACAGCACTTTCACAGTTTGCAGAGTTTTATCAAGGTGATACGAGTACCACCGGGTATTTGAGTTATCTGGCAAAAGCAACTGGATCACGGACATTGACAGTGAATCCTATTGATTTGCAAATAAATAGTAGTGGTAATGCATATTATTCAGATTACATACAGTTGGGAGAGGCAGCATCTTCTAGAATGGCCTTGATGTATGATGCTGGGTTTGCATGGTCACAGGTAGAGTCCATTAGGATATACGGTTCAACATCAAGTGCCGATCACTGGATTGGTATTGATTCATTGCGATTCAATAACGTAGATCAAATGAATCAGTCTTATGGGATGGTTGCTTACGATGCGGCAGTTAACTATGAAACGCGGGGCATTCAGTTGAAGGGTTCTGGGGCTACTAACGTATTGTTTGAGGTGCAGGTTGTCTAAGAAAATATTTGATCCACGTACTGTACCGCTGTACCCTCAATCAGCAACAGGAGAGACAATTGATTTTGATAGTGATGAGATCGTTGTTGTCGATCCGATTAATGATCCGACTGTTACTGGTAATAAATACATTATGAGGACGCGCATCACAACGCAGGCAGGATGGAAAGGCCCATGGAGTCCGGTATGGTTACCAGACTATCAGGTAGATACTTATGCATCAAGTGGTACCCCATGGAGCACATCTATGCTAACGGGACAGTTAGCAACGCTTGACCTTGGACAGACGAGTACAGTTTATCATCAGTCAACAAATAAAGAATTTGTATCTGCTGTGAATATCAACTTGATCGAAGACCCGAAGTATGCGGTAACTGGCGTAAATGTATGGTTCCGGTGGATGCCAGATACGATGTTTATTAATAGTGTAACCGGCGACATACCAACAGGATATGATCAAAAAACAGGAACTGATTATGTACCTAGTGAATGGATTAAGATCGGTACATATCAAGCATCATCGTTCACAACTGCAATTCCGCGATCATCAGACTTTACCAACAAGTATTTTCAAATATTGATTACAGATAACACATCTATTAAACCAAACAAGTATAATTATAGATGGGTACCAACTCTCTCACCATCGCCAACAAAGATAGGCGAGGCGTTCCCATCGAGTACAACACGAGGGTACTTGCCGTGGAGCCCTTATTATTCTCAAGCAACTGGAACAGACCCTTGGGATAAGTATATGAGACAAAGAAGTACATTACAAGATATTGCATTATTCTGCCCGCGCAGATGGCAGGTAATTTAGGAGGAACTATGGGAAACTTAGATAGAGGCGCACCAGTAGATGTAAAGTGGCTTAACGATCTTAATGAAAAAATAGACCGTTTGATTGCTGCTGCAAACGCTTCGCCATATCAGCAAGCAACGATTAATACAGGACTGTTTGATGCTTCGGGTGCGAAAGTATTAAAAACATCTGAAACGAGAATTCATGCTGAAGCAAAGTCTATTAATCAAGCCGACTACGCTGTTGATTCGACAGTGACTTTTTCAATTGCGTTGAACAACTTTGCATCAGCACCAGTGGCTACTGTGACTCCAATTGTTATTAATCCAACATCTGCAAAGGTTGCGGTGCAGGCTGTTATTACAAGTATTACAACAAGTGCGATCAATGGATATCTATACTTTAAAACTGCTGTTACTGCTAACACTACTATTGGATTGAGTGCGATAGCAATAGGTGTGCCAAGTGCTAGTGGATCGACTACTAACCAAAGAACTAACCAGTTCTATACATCACCGCCTCAGATTGGATAATGAATGCCCCCACGGGATAAACTAAAACCTTCTAAAAAAGAAGGCAAGGTCTGTAGAATATGTGTGGGCTGTCAACGACAGTACTACATCTATCCTTCACAGAATAAACGTGGGCGCAAGTACTGTTCTCGTAAGTGTATGTTAAGCCTGTCTCCTAGAACATGCGAGGCATGCGGAATGGCGTTCATGGCATCTAAGCGTAGCCGTAAGCGAGTCTGTGGTAGTAAGTGCCCAGCATTCTCAGTTGAATATGACTGTACAGTATGTAGTAAGACCGTTATCAGACCGAGGGCGTTTGGATATGGACTGTACTGTAGTTATAACTGTAGACTTATAGATATCGGTGAAGCCGCTGAAGTTCTACCAAATGGATTGCACAAGCCAATCAATCCTAAGCGTCATCAGTATACAAAGAACGGTGACTTGATTGACAAGTACGATGTGTTTGAGTTCTATGACTGGACTTGCATCATCTGTGATGAAGAGATAGATAAGACTGTCAAGTGGCCTGACCCAGGTTGCGCGACGTTGGAGCATGTGATACCATTGAGTAGAGGCGGTACGCATACGTGGGACAATGTTGCTCCCGCGCATCTGTTGTGTAACGATCTCAAACAAGACGAGGTTGATGATGAAATCATTAATAAACACCGTGAGAAATGGTATGATGAACAGGAGGCTCAGTGGCAACGCATGGTACTAGACCGATGACTGACCTTGAGATTTATAATTCATCAGACGTTGTTAAGCCTCTTTTAAAGATGTGGGTAATAGATGGTAAGTTGTATAGATATTACTCTAGAGATCGAGCACGTAATCTAGTTACGCTTGTTAATGTACATACCAATACTAAAGTAAATATGTTGTGGACAGACTTTGTAAAGCGTAGGGAAAACATCTATACCGTGCGTAGAGTTGCTGATCTTCTTAATAGACACTTTACATGGTTGCGTAAAGAGATATGGTATGGTACATTCAAGACCCCGCTCTATCCTACACCAGACGGCTTGCCGCAGAGATTCAAGCATGGCTACTATACAGAAAAAGATGTGTACGAGATACGTGACATTATGGTAGAACGTAGACAGAAGCGTAAGGACGGCCTCGATAACCAGCGGGCAGCCATTCCAAGTGTGCAGGAGTTGACCGCACGGATGGGCCGTGGTATGCTAATGTACACTAAGTTGGGTGACGGAAGATTCGTGCCCATTTGGGAAGAAACTATCTAGATTGGATGAAAATGAAAGAATACGTAGAACTGCCTATGGTAGCGTCAGTAGAAACTCCTACTGAGGTCACATGGAGCATCGGTTATACGCACAACCTTGGTAACTTCCAGTCATTGCGACTGGACGTAAGTGTCAAGGATCACCGCCGCGACGGCGAGAGTGTTCAGGATATGTCAGAGCGTGTATATCGCTTTGTTGAAAAGGAACTAACCAAGAAGGTCAAGGAAGCCAAGGCCGCTTGGAAAGACGAGTAAAATAATAATGTGTACTGTTATATCTATGCGTACACACCTAAAGGATTAAAGCAAGTTAAAATCTACAGCATGTTAGGGTTTGCTAAGTTCTCTACACGCTGGGGGTGTGGTACGATGAACATGAATGAGGCGTTCGGCGCTGTGCGCTGGGCGCATGGTAAAGGATGGTTGACGAACATGGTGGATTATGGCTGAACGTAAGATGCGATACGCAGTGCTTACATATTTTGAGAAGTACTTTATGATAGGTAACAAGGCAAGGTATCAGTGGGATGCCGACAACCTATTGGAGTCATACAGTTATGACGAGATCAAGAAGGTTATTGACTACTTTGCTAAGGTAACTCAAGACCCCTCTTGGAAGAAGTTTGTGTACAACTTTGATGATTATCGTAAGGCAATGAACGATCTCTCCGCAGACCGCATTACCAGACGTACTAATCTTGAGCGATTGAAGAGGTGGATCAGTGAGTGAAAGCAAGTTAATCACTGCCGTCCTTCATGACAAGCAGATACATCATCTGCTACAGGGGTCGGCAGACAATGTAATTGTTACGCATAAGGACATATGGGAATTTATCAAGCAGTACTATGCTGAGAATGAAACAGTACCTCCGCTCACTTTGATCATTGACAAGTTCCCCGACTTCATACCTGAGAAAAACGTAGGTGCTACCAAATACCACCTCGATGAACTGAAGGCCGAGTACCTTGACAGAGAGTTGAGGAACATCATTCGCCACGGTGCAGAGTTGGTTTCTGAGGGCGAACAGCGCAAGTCTATGGAGGTATTACTAGACGGCATTCGAAACCTTAATACAGAGGTTAATGTAGTTAAGGACATTGATGCGGTGGACACAGACTCAGCCGTGGCTTATGTGAGAGAGTTGATTGACAATCGTAGCAAATCCCATGGCATTAAGACCAATCTATTAGGATTGGATATGTGCTTCCCAGCAGGAATCAGGGGCGGGCAGTTTGGAGTTGTGCTAGCATATCCCGCTGTAGGAAAGTCATATATCTCTCTATACCTCATGGCTCAGGCTTGGTTACAGGGGTACTCGCCAATGGTGATCTCTTTGGAGATGACTGAAACTGAAGTACGTAATAGACTCTATACCATTCTTGGTAATACACGATGGAGTCTGCGTAAACTGTCAAGTGGTGACGTTGATATCGATGAGTTTGAGTCCTGGCATCGCAAGGTATTTGAGGGTAAGCACCCATTCAGGATTATCAGTACGGATTCTATTGGTGGTGAGGTCACACCTGAAGTAGTACGTGCTAAGATCAATCAGTATAAACCAGATGTGGTATTGATTGATTATATGCAGTTGATGACTCCCAGCGGCGGTGGTGACAGTGAAGTTGTCAAGATGAAGAATCTGAGCCGTGAGTTCAAACTAACTGCAATGGCTGAGAAGGTACCTATTATCGCTATCAGTAGTGCGACTCCTACAGATGCTTCTGATATGAGTGAGCCGCCTACCCTGGGACAGACAGCATGGTCACGACAGATTGCTTATGACGCGGATTGGGTATTGTCTATGGGCCGGGAACTCACATCGGATATTGTGACAGTGGTAGGTCGTAAGAATCGTGAA